CCAATGCAAAGTTCTGAATCGGCTGGCTTACCGCCTAATACTATTCAAGACCCGTATGCAAGTATCGTTCAAGGTGTGAAACATTTTAAAGAGTCAGCCGCAACAGCAAAACAATACAATGTAGACTACTGGGCAATTTATCAACAGTACAACTACGGTATTGGTTATGCAAAATGGTTGAGTCAACGAGGTGGAGTACATACGTTAGAATTGTCAATGCAATACTCACGTGATATTGTCGCCCCAAGTTTAGGTAATACAAACGGTCAAACAGTTCCATATAACAACCCAGTAGCGATTGCGTTGGGTGTACCGTGGAGATATATAAATGGCGGTAACTTCCATTATGCTAGTATGATTCAATATTATACGAGTGGTAACGGTGCTATGAATCCATGTGGTGAAGGTACAACTGAGGGAGATACTAAAAACAGAAAATTACAAGATTATATAAGGCAGTTATTAAGCGACCAAGTAAACGGGTGGAAGTGGTGATAGTGATGGAACAAATGATTCCTTTTATTAGTCAAGTTGGTTTCCCTATTTTTATTTCAGTATTTGTATTAACAAAGGTAACAACAACACTTGACGGTGTGAAAGATGCTTTAACAGACTTAAAAATTGTTATAGAGAAAAACAATGACGGGGAGTGACTTTAATGAAGGCTTATGAAATGGGTGTTTCTGATACTGGTGTGAATTTAGTAAAGAAATGGGAAGGTTGCTATTTAAAAGCTTATCAAGATGTTGTTGGTGTTTGGACAATTGGTTACGGGCATACAAAAGGTGTTTATAGAGGACAGACATTAGCAAATGAAAAAGAAGCACATCAAATTTTAAAAGAGGACTTAGATTCTCATATGGGTGTACCGAAAAAGGATATCACTATTGATTTGAATCAAAATCAGTATGATGCACTTTGTTCATTTGCTTTTAACTTAGGTGCTGCTATATTTAGGAATAATGAAAACCTTTTAAATGCTATTAATGACGGTGACTGGCAAGAAGCGGGTAGAATTATGTTACTTTTCAATAGAGCGGGTGGCAAGTTTTATCAAGGTTTACAAAATCGACGTAATGAAGAAGTTGCATTGTTGCTTACAAATGTTTCATGTGAAACAAGTCAAGAACAAAACACTAATTATGATGATAGTTGGTTTACTCCTCAAGATGGTGTATTTACAGCAGATAGAGCGATTAAAGTTAGAAGCATCCCTTCGGTTAATGGTGAACATATTCGCACATTACAAGAAGGTAGTGAATTTAATTACTCTTCATATGGATATGAAAAAGAAGGTTATGTTTGGTTAAAAGGTGTAGACGATACTTATGTTGCTAGTGGCGAAACTGTAGACGGACAACGTGTTAGTTACTGGGGTTCGTTCGAATAAAATTATAAGGCGGTGAGTTGAATATGGATAAATCCCTATATTACAACCCTAATAAAATGCTTTCTTTTAATAGAATACTAAACTTTGTTATTGGCGCACGTGGTATAGGGAAATCCTATTCCATGAAGCGTTATGTGATAAATAGATTTTTAAAAACAGGAGCGCAATTTGTATTCTTACGTAGATATAAATCTGAATTGAGAAAGATTAAGAATTACTTTGATGATATAGCAAATGAATTTCCAGATACTAAGTTTGAAGTTAAAGGTCGAGAATTTTATATAGATGGACAATTAGCGGGTTGGGCTATTCCGTTAAGTTCATGGCAAACTGAAAAATCAAATGCATATCCTAATGTTGAAACAATTATCTTTGATGAATTTATTCGGGAGAAAGATAAAAGTGGATATCTACCTAACGATGTTGAAGCACTTTTAAACTTAATGGATACAGTATTCAGAAATCGTAATAATACACGATGCATATGTTTATCGAATGCCGTTAGTATTGTTAATCCTTACTTCCTTTACTTTGGGATTACGCCTGATGTGAGTAAGAGGTTTAATTCATATACAAGTTTAGTTGTTGAAGTTCCAGAATCAATTGATTTTAGTGAACAAAGACGTCAGACTCGTTTTGGTTCGTTGATTAGTGGTACAAACTATGGTGATATGTCACTTGATAATGAGTTTACAAATGATAGTGATGTATTTATTGAGAGAAGAACAAAAGAATCTAGATTCCAGTACGCTATCGTACATAAAGGTATGGTTATGGGTTTATGGTATGATATTGATGAACAACTATTATTTATGTCACAGAATTATGACCCTTCTTCTAAGAACATTTATGTATTAGCGAAAGACGATATGGTTGAAGGACGAAAACTTGTGACTTCATATAGAAGTAATTATGATTTAATTAGACTTGTAAGGGTGTTCCAAAAAGGAAATCTTAGATTTGAAAATCAAGTTATGAGAACTACTGGTTACGATATGTTTAATAAGTTAGGTGTACAATAAAGCGAGCAAACAACGATGCGAGCCATGCGAGAGAGTGAAAAAGAGCAAAGCGGTTTTCACGAACGGGCAAAATTATAAGTGTGTTTTAAGTCGTACTTGAATAAAAACTTAAAGATTAAAAGAAAAAAGAAAAGATAAGTATGATTTAAGTACTACTTGGTAATACTGGTAATAGACATAGGATAACGTAGAACCTTAATATATCATAATAAAGAAAAAGCCCCTCTTATGAGGGGTTAAAATTTATCTGTTAACATTTTATAAATCATTATAGATAGCATTATACAAGATAAAACTAATAATGTAGTCACTGAAACCATTGTGATATATTCCATAATTTTAATCATTTTATAAAATCCTTTTCGTATTTGTTTTTAATTATATCTTTTATTGAAATTTTTGATTCATTCATATATGATAACCCATACATTACTATAAAATTATTTCTAGCGTCAATGAATTCTTTCTTGGAACTAAACTCCATTAAGTTAAGATTGTAGCTGTCTATCCACATATAACATTTTATTTTCATAATTTGAATAACCTCTCTCCGTTTAGGATTTCTTTTCCTTTTATGATATTATGTATTTTCGTATCATGTGATGTTTTGAAGTAATATTTTATGAAATCATCGAATCCTTCAAACTCCATTTTGTAAACTTTCTTCTTGCTGTTAGTGAATTCGACAATCATTTTAATATTCTCCTTCGAATAGTACAGATAAATTTTCACATTTGAAATCAATGTCATTTGCTACTTGTATTCTGTCTACGTTGTATTTTTTACTTGTGATGCTAATCATTGTTTGTATTGAAGTATGAGTGCTAAAACCATTTAAAACGTTAACCGATAATCTTGTTATTGCATCATCGTATGTTTCTACTTGACGTGGTAACATTTGTTGTTTGTCTCCTTGGTTGTATGTATAAACACCTTCTAGAAGCATATCAATTTCAATCATATCTCGCTTTGCTTGGGATAGTTCGTCAAATGTCATATGTCCTGTATCGTATAGTTCGTTAATATCTACGTAAGTACCTGTGCTAGTTCCCATTATATTAAATTCCCCTTTATGATAGTTTATGCAATGATGAAATAAATATACAACATTATTAAAATTAAGATTCCTGTAAATGCACCACCTAGTAATGCTTTTAACCAATATGGAACTGAAAAGTTGAATGATTTTTGTTCTGTTTCAATATAATCAATACCGTTCGCTTTACAGTAAGCTTTTCGGAATTCTCTCATCTCTTCAGTTTGACGTTCCTGTTCTCCTAACAAGAAACCTTGCATGAAATTGTTGTTATTGTTATCCATGATTATTCCTCCTTAAATATTATATGCTATTGCGAATGATAATCCATAACCTACTATGAATAAAGCTACTATTATTGTTGCGACTTTTAGTGACCCGCGAAACAAACTACATTACCTCCTTTACTACGCCTTTAGAGTTTTCTAGCTTCCATGCTTTACGTTGTTTTTCTATGTAGTTGAAAATTGTTTTTTCGTCTTCTAATTTAAGATAGCATAAATCTTCAATGATATCAATAGAAACTTTGATGCCGTTTGCTTCATAAACATCTAATACATTTTCAACATTTAATGGTAATGAAGAGTTGTTACGAACTTGTAACCCGTCTACTGCTGTTTTAAGGTTTTCTAGTTCTTCACGTTTTGCTTTGATTTCCATTTTAAGTTGTTTTAGTTCTTCCTTGTATGAGTCAATGTTACTATGTGCTAAATTAGAAACTTCTTTTGTTTCCTTTACTGTACGCTTACTTAAAATTGTTACTGTGAATACGAATAAAATTGTTACGATTAAACCGAATGCTAAAGTGATAATACCTGTCATCTTATTTTCCTTCTTTCTTTTAGTAGTTGTTTTCCTTAACCTCTATACATAGTATACCATTGATAGTTATATAATGCAATAGTTTTGGTGTATTTATTTTGTTTATTTTTATTAATTTATATGAGTCTTATTTTGTGTGTTGTGTAGTGGTGTGTATTTTGTGTATATCCTGTGTTACAATAATAGATAGTTTATTCTCGTTGTTGTCACTACCACATCTATATACATATGTCAATAAAATAGTTTATTCTGACAATTACTATCATAGTATATCTTAAACCATAAATGCAGATAGATGTCAAGTAAATATATTGGTAGAG